GCTAAAAAGACTAAAAAATTAAATGTAGCAAGTAAGATCATGCAGGCTCTAAATAAGTTTCATCGTAGAGACTTACAGAAACACGCACTCAAACGTAAATCAGTAACACAAAAACGTCCAACAAGACCAACACGTCCAACACGTCCTCAACGTAAAGCCAAAAAATTCAAATAAGGTTGACATAATAATCCAACGGTAGTATAATACGAGTATGGATTTAATGATCGACATAGAAACACTAGCAACAGGCCCAGACGCTATGATTATGACTATAGCGGCTCAGGTCTTTGACCCACTATCCACGGGCTGGCCTGATCGCCATTTCTATGCTAGAGTAACACCCGAAAGCCAACCAAATCGTAAGACAGATGACAACACCATTGAATGGTGGGCTCATCAAGTTCCAGAAGCACAGCGAGAAGTATTTGAAGAAGTAGGCCGCAGAGATCTACACGAGTGTTTAGATGAACTAGGTAAACTTATATGGCAAAGCAATCGTATATGGGCAAATGGTCCCACGTTTGACATGAACATATTAGAACATGCCTATAAAGAACTAGGCGTGGCATTGCCTTGGAAGTTTTGGGCAGTGCGTGATGCAAGAACAGTATACGCACTTTGGCCAGACATACCTGAAGTAAAATCAGCAAGCCATCATGCTTTAGATGATTGCAAACGTCAGATTACTATGTTACAATCAACTATCAAACACTTAGGAATCACAAAACTAAAATGATCATACCTCTTGAATCAATATTGTTAGATAGTCATAATGGATACATAGATCCAAAAGAAATAACAGCACAACGAATCATTGATCTAATTGGTGAAGTCCCAGATGGAGAGAATGTAGTTGGAACAGTGGTTAGAGAAACGGAAGCTCGGCCTTTCTGGTGGAATGATCCGCTAAGATTGGTAGAAGAATATTACCAAGGAAGATTTAAATTAATATTAGAAAAAACATATCTTAATCATGAGAACATTAGTGCTCACCATATCCATTGGTGGGCATTATCTGTTGATTATCATGCTAAACAGAATAAAAATACTATTCATGATTGGAATAGCGATAGTTCCAAATTTTTGTTCTTAACAGGAAAGCCATACAAGACACAACGAATTCGATTGTTATGGAAATTGAGTGAGGCCGGTCTGTTGGAAAGAGCCAAATGGAGCCTCTTTAGATCAGATAATATTGCCAATGACATGCTTCAGAAATATGTGCCTGAGCTGTCAGATTCTGAACTGACAGATTTCCTATCTAAATATGAGAGCAACCCCGACGGCACGATATGTGATGACGTCGCGGTGACTATCAACAGTCGATGGGTGGGACATACATTATATGATGACATAGTGCTCTCATTGATATCTTGTTATGAATATGAAGATGACAGTTATCCTATGATGCTGTGTGAGAAGATATGGAAACCAATATATTATAATCAACCCTTTATTTTGGCCGGACCTGTAGGAACTTTAAAACGATTGAAGAACTTGGGTTATAAGACATTTGAAAATTATCTTAAACATCCGGAATATGATGAGGAAACTGATCATGAGAAAAGGTTAGACCTTATAGTGAAAAATGTTGAAGGATTCCTAAATGATGTTAAGTTACATGCTTTGGATATAGCCAATGATATTAGACACAATTCAAATTTATTAAGAGAACAGATGTTAGGCGAACGTAAGATGTTAGAGGACATGGGTATAAATTTCAACGAGTTTATGGAAAGAACAGAGAATATTAAATGATCATAGCAATCAGCGGACTTATAGGATCAGGCAAGGACACAGTAGCAGACTATCTTGTTAACTTACATGAGTTTAGGAGAGAGAGTTTTGCAGGCAATTTAAAAAATGCCATGTGTGAGATATTTGGTTGGGATCGTGAAATGCTAGAAGGACGTTCAAAATCAAGTAGAGAGTGGCGTGAACAAGTAGATGAATGGTGGGCAAAGAGATTAAACATGCCACACCTAACACCAAGATGGATTCTACAGCATGTTGGCACAGATGTTATCAGAGGACAATTTCATGATGACATGTGGTTAGCAAGTTTAGAAAACAAACTACGTAAAACAGATGATGACATTGTTATCTCAGATGTCCGTTTTAAAAATGAAGTTAAGATGTTAAAAGATTTAGGTGCTGTCTGTGTAGAAGTTACTAGAGGTGATAGACCTGCGTGGTATCAATATGCGTTAGAAGGTGATACTAAAAAGTTAGAAACGCTAAAAGTACATCGTTCAGAATATGATTGGATTGGTACCAAGTTTGATGCTACTCTAGACAATAACGGAACGCTAGACGAACTTTATAAGCAAGTAGAAGATTTGCTGTCTTTTAAACATCAGGAGAAAGATCTCCTGGCTTCCATGTCGAATCCTGCCGTTGTATAAGCACACCACAGTTTAAACAAACTGATCTTAAATTAATTAATTCGTTGTTATTTAGATTACCGTCTATGTGATAGACCTGTATTTGACTACCATGTTTTGCTCTAAAACTACATAGGTCACAGCTAGTTTTTTTCTTATATCCTTTGAGTAACCAGCGTGGTGTTGGTGTTTTAATTTTCTTATTTTTGTTAATGCAGATCGCACAACGGCTACGGTAATGTGTTTTACCTTCCTTCTTATAATTAACTGCGGCCGGATGATGATTACAGGCCTGGCATATAGGGCGTTGCATGTAGGTATTTATACACAAACCTTTGCAAAGGCTCTGTAATTAGGCGTTTTTAGTGCTAATCGTATAAATATTCATAACAGTTAAACAACTGAATATATTAAGAGGAAAAATATTATGGCATTAGTATCCCCTGGCGTAGAAGTAAGTGTAGTTGACGAAAGTCAATACTTACCAGCCGCAACGAATTCAGTTCCTTACTTACTTATTGCAACAGCACAAAACAAAGTAAGTGGTACAGGAACAAGCGTAGCGACAGCAACCACAGCCGCTAACGCAAACAAAGTACAACTAGTTACTAGCCAACGAGAATTAGCAACATTATATGGTAACCCATTTTTCTATTCAACAACGAATGGTACTCCACTAAACGGTTATGAACTAAACGAATATGGCTTATTAGCCGCTCACTCAGTGCTGGGTGTTTCTAACAGAGCTTATGTACAACGTGTTGACGTTGACCTAGCGGCATTATCAGCAAGACTAACTAGACCAGTTGGTGACGCTAACGATAACTCATACTGGTTAGACACAGCAGAAACATTATGGGGTTTATTTGAGTGGAATAAATCAACAGGTAAATTTACAAACAAAGTACCACATGCAATTACTTCAACAGACGACCTAACAGGCGGTGTTCCTAAAGGGTCAGTTGGCGCAGTTGGGGATTATGCAGTTGTTACAACAAACACAGCAAACCCAATCTACTACAAAAAAGCAGATAACACATGGGTGTTAGTTGGCTCTGATGATTGGCAAAATGCACACTACTCAGTACAGAGTGGTACAACAAACCCAACATTAACAGCAGGTCATACTTTAGTAATTAACGGCACAACAGTTACTTCAACAGGTACAACAGTTACCACATTAGCAAGTGAAATTAACTCAGCAAGTATTACTGGTATTTCGGCCGCGGCTGTAGACGGTAAATTAGAAATTTATGCTGACAGTGATGTTACTCCAGAAGGTTCATCTGCAGACGGTGCATGGACTATTGCTAACGGCACAGGTACACTGTTAACAGATTTAAGTATTACAGCAGGTACATATTATGCTCCTGAATTTACACAGGCTAAGCATACATCATTACCACGTTGGAAAACAACTGATACTGCTCCGAGACCAACAGGCTCTTTATGGCAGAAAACAACATCAGTTAACCAAGGTGCTAATATTGTTGTTAAACAATATGACGAAGGTACAGACACATGGGCTACAGTAACAGTTCCTTTATATGCTGATGATGCCACAGCAAACAAAGAACTTGACCCAGCCGGTGGTGGTAGAAATATTTCAGCAGGTGTTGTATATGGCTATTTAGATTGGTCAGAAAACTACACTGCTACATTGAAATTACATGTGCGTTCACAAACAGGTGACACAGTTGTTACTTCAGTGAATGCAAACCCAACAATGACAAATGCTGATGCGTTTACAATTTCAGCAAGTGTTAAAAACTCAACAACAATGTCAACACCAGTAACTGCTACACTAGCAGGTACAACAATCCAGGACTTTGCATCAGCATTTAATGCGGCAAATGTTGCTAACACTGTTGCTTCAGTAACAGATGGTTACTTAACAATTAAACACACACAAGGTGGTGTTATTGAGCTTAAAGAAACAGTTGGTACTCCAGTTCAAGATGCATACGGTATTACATCATTTGCTGATTTAGTTACTAACTCAAGAGTAAAAGCTGATAATTCAACAGTTTTATTCTCAAACTGGAATACTTTAACATACGAAGCAAAAGCAACTGAACCAACACAAGATCCATCAAACGGTACATTATGGTATCACTCAGCAATTGATGAAGTAGATATTATGATCCACGATGGTTCAGCATGGAAAGGTTATAGAAATGTAACAAATGATGTACGTGGCTTTGACTTATCAGATACAGACGTTACTGGTTGTCAAGTTAGTGCTAGTGCACCTACACAACAGTCAGATGAAACAGCACTTGAATATGGTGACTTGTGGTTAGACACATCAGACTTAGAAAACTATCCATTACTTAAACGTTGGGAGGCAGTAGACGGTGTAGATCAATGGGTAACTATTGATAACACAGATCAAACAACTGAAAACGGTATTGTATTTGCAGATGCCCGTTGGTCAACAGCAGACGTTGATCCAGTTACAGGTGATATTGCTACTATTAAAGCACTAGCAGTAAGTAACTACTTAGATATTGATGCACCAAACTCAGCATTATATCCTGCAGGTACATTGTTATTCAATACAAGACGTTCTGGTTACACAGTTAAAGAATATAAAGTTAACTACTTTAACGCAACTGCCTTCCCAGATGATTCTGTCCCAACAAACAAAGATGCATGGGTAACTGTTTCAGGTAACAAAGCAGATGGTTCGCCATACATGGGTCGTAAAGCACAACGTCAAATGGTTGTTGCGGCACTGAAAGCAGGTATTGACTCTAACACAGAAATACGTGAAGAGCAAAGACAGTTTAACTTATTAGCGGCTCCTGGTTATCCAGAGTTAATGCAAAATATGGTAGCACTAAACAATGATAGAAACAACACAGGCTTTATCATTGGTGATTCACCATTCAGATTAACAGATAATTCAGAAGGAATCATCAACTGGGCAACTGATGCCATGGGCTTAGGTACAGACAGTGAAGACGGGCTAGTAACAAATGATCCATATGCGTCTGTATTCTATCCATCAGCAAGAGCTAATGACTTATCAGGTAACGCAGTGGTTGTTCCAGCATCACATGCTGTACTAAGAACATTTATCAGAAATGACGAAGTTGGTTATCCATGGTTAGCACCAGCAGGTAACAGACGTGGTCTAATTGATAATGTTACAGCATTAGGTTATGTTGATGCACAAACAAGTGAATTTGTACAGGTTGCTAACAGAGAAGCAGTGCGTGACACACTTTATGAAAATAAAGTTAACCCACTAACATTTGTTCCGGGTGCAGGTTTAACTAACTATGGTAACAAAACTGTTGCAGGTGCTTCATCAGCACTAGACAGAATCAACGTAGCACGTTTAGTTGCTTACTTACGTGAGAAATTAGAAGCAGTTGGTAAAGCATTTATGTTTGAACCAAATGATACAATTACACGTAACGAAGTTAAAAACGCAGTAGAGCAACTATTAAACGATATTACTGCTAAACGTGGTATTTACGATTACCTAGTTGTTTGTGATGAAACAAACAACACACCAGCAAGAATTGACAGAAACGAACTTTATGTTGATATTGCTATTGAACCAACTAAAGCAGTTGAGTTTATCTATATTCCAGTAAGAATTAAAAATACTGGCGAAATAGAAGCAGGTAATTTATAAAATAGTATAATCATTATATACGCAGATAATGGCACTTCGGTGCCATTTTTTGTGATTGCGAGATGATAAATATTAACATAACCAAGAAGGAGAATTAAAAATGGCGGTTTCATCTTTAACAAGAATGACTGTTCCTTTAGCGAGTGATCAGAGTGCAAGTACACAGGGCTTATTAATGCCTAAACTCAAATATCGCTTTAGAACGGTATTTGAAAACTTTGGTGTATCAACACCAAGAACTGAGCTAACAAAACAAGTCATGGACTTTACTAGACCATCAGTGAGCTTTGAAGATATTACTTTAGATCTTTATAACTCAAAAATGAGAATGGCTGGTAAACATACTTGGGAAGATGCTACAGTTAACTTACGTGATGACGCAGGTGGCAACGTTTCTAAATTAGTTGGTGAACAACTACAGAAACAGTTTGACTTTATGGAACAATCATCAGCATCAGCTGGTATTGACTATAAATTCATTACACGTTGCGAAGTGTTAGACGGTGGTAACGGTGCTAATGAACCAGTAGTTTTAGAAACATGGGAACTATATGGTTGCTACTTAACAACTGTTAACTATAACGATTTAACATACAGCGACTCACAACCAGCAACGGTTACACTAAACATTAGATTTGATAACGCAGTACAGACACCATTATCATCAGGCGTTGGTACAAGCGTTGGTAGAGCACTAGGTTCAGTAGTTACAGGCTAATAGATTATGGCAGGCTTCTTCGACAACGTTCTGAAGGGCTTCCTAGGTAGCGACTATCTAAAAGATTATAGACATGCCAGCAAGGCTTTTAGGTCAGCTGGCTATGGTCTAGCACCTAGAAAGAAGTATCTCTTCCATGTGTATTTCAATATTAATACTACTGAGATACCTGGTCTTACGAAACTATTTGGTGCTAGAGACAGTTCACGTATCAGTGTACTAACAAAAACAATACAATTACCTAACTATACGTTTGACGTTGAAACAATGCAACAGTACAACAGAAAACGTAATATCCAAACAAAAATAAACTACGAACCAGTAACAGTTGATTTTCACGATGATTCAAGTGATATTGTGAGATCATTATGGTTTGCTTACTACAATTATTTTTATAAAGACCCAAGTCAAGCATATGGTGGAAATCAATCAACTCAATCAACTAATCAAAATTCAGGCAGTGCATTATCTAATTTAGTTAGTGGGTTGATTCCAAA